TAGCAACAATACTGGAAGTATAGTTGTTACTATTGCAACAGGCGGAACTATTTTCTTGGAAGTTTCAAAAGAAGCCACATATAATGTTGACCCATATACAGGACAAACAATATGAAACTTATTAGAGAATCCATAGAAAATGTAAAATATCTTGTTGAAAAAACGGAAGACGGCAAGAAAAAACTTTACATTGAAGGAACATTTCTTGTTGGCGATGCAGTTAACAAGAACAATCGCATGTATAAAATGGACACACTTCGTAATGAAGTTACCCGTTATACAGAAGAATTCATTGACACCAATCGTGCGCTTGGTGAACTAGGTCATCCAGATACACCATCAATTAACCTTGAGCGTGTATCACATAAGATTGTATCTCTAAAAGAAGATGGCAATACTTTCTATGGCAAAGCACTTATTCTTGGCACACCATACGGTCAAATCGTTGAGAACTTCATCAACAATGACATTCAAGTTGGTGTATCTTCCAGAGCCCTTGGTTCTCTACAACAGACCAAAGAGGGTTACAATTTGGTACAAGACGATCTGCGACTGGCCACGGCAGCTGACATTGTTGCCGATCCATCTGCACCTGGTGCATTTGTTCAAGGCATCATGGAAAACAAAGAATGGATGATGATTGACGGCAAATTTGTAGAGGCAGATTTTGACCGTACAAAGAAAACAATTCAGAGGGTTTCTAAAGCAAAAATAGAAGAAACTGCTCTTAAATTATTCGAAAATTACCTCAGAAAACTTTAATTTTATAAATAAGAAATCATAAGGAGATTCCTAATGGCAACATCAAAACTCATGGAAGCCGCAGCAGAGATCCTGTCGGGATCAAAAAGCAAAGCTACAGCTATGCCTGCTGAAAAACTAGCAGCAGAAATTCACGATGCTGGCGGCCCAACACCACAAAATTACAAGAATGATGATGATTCTGCAAAGATTACACCATCGTCTAAGAGTGCTACGGCACCAACAACCAAAGCTTCTAATGCTTCACCAGATACTCAGCTTAAGATGAAAAAAGAACAAGCTGAAACTGAAGAAGAAGTCATCGCTGAAAAGTCCCATGAAATGGAAGACGAAGATGATAAAGAAGAAATGAAGAAGAAGAAAATGAAAGAGGATGTTGATGCCCTCTTTGCAGATGATTCTACTATTTCTGAAGAATTCAAATCTAAAGTTTCTACAATTTTTGAAGCACGGGTTGCTGATCGTGTTGCTCAAATTCAAGAAGAAACCGAAGCAAAATATGCTGACATGCTTTCCGAAGCAGTCGATCAAATCAAATCTGATCTGACAACCAAAGTAGATGACTACCTCAACTATGTTGTTGAGCAATGGCTGGCAGATAACGAAATTGCAATTGAGTCGGGACTCCGTTCTGAACTCACCGAAGAATTCATTGCTGGTCTGCGTAACCTCTTTGCTGAGCATTATATCGATGTTCCTGCTGAGAAGGTTGACCTCGTTGATGAACTTGCTGGTAAAGTTGATGAACTCGAAAGCAAACTCAACGAAGAAATTGAGCGTGGCATTGGTTTTGCCAAAGCTCTCGTAGAGTCCCGCAAGAATGAAATTACCCGTGAAGTTACTGAAGGCCTCACAACTACACAAGCTGAAAAAGTAAAACAGCTCGCAGAGAGCGTTGAATTCTCCACAGAGGAAGAATACAAAGAGAAGCTTGAAACAATTCGTGAGAACTATTTCCCATCTGGCGTTAAAAAAGCAGATGAAGAGCAACTGCACGAAAAGGTAGAAGATGCTGAAGGCGAGAAGAAAGTCATTGCTGACCCATTCGTTGCAGCAGTATCCCAAGCAATTTCTAAAACCAAAATTTAAGTAATAATAATTAAGGAGATTTAAATGTATTTGTCCGAAAATCTACAAAAGAAATGGGAAGGCGTTCTAGATCACGCAGATCTGCCGTCTATTAAAGATCCATATCGTAAAGCCGTTACGGCTGTCATTCTTGAGAATCAAGCTCAAGAAATGCAAAAGGCTTCTGGCATCCTTATGGAAGCCACGCCAACTAACTCAGCATCTGCTGGTGGTACACAGTCCGGTTTTTCTGGTTCTGCTACAACTCCAGTTGCTGGTTTCGATCCAATTCTTATTTCGTTGGTTCGCCGTTCGCTGCCAAACCTGATTGCTTATGACGTTGCAGGCGTTCAGCCGATGACTGGTCCTACAGGACTGATCTTCGCTATGCGTTCCCGTTATGCAACGCAAGGCGGCACAGAGGCTTTCTACAACGAAGCTAACACCGGTTTTGCTGGTCTTGGTACCGCACAAACAGCTATCTCTACTGGTACTTTGCCAACTGAAGTATTTACTTCTAACGCTGCTGCTGTTGCTGCTATGACAACAGCTCGTGGTGAGGCACTTGGTGATGGTCAAGCTGCTAACACCTTCCAAGAAATGGCATTCTCGATTGAGAAAGTTACGGTTACTGCAAAGACCCGTGCTCTCAAAGCAGAATACTCGATGGAACTGGCACAAGACCTGAAAGCAGTTCATGGTCTCGATGCAGAAACCGAACTCGCAAACATTCTGTCTACAGAAATTCTTGCTGAAATCAATCGTGAAGTTATCCGTACAATCTACGGTGTTGCTAAGATTGGTTGCCAAGCAGGTACTACTACTGCTGGTAAATTTGACCTCGACACCGATTCAAACGGTCGTTGGATGGTTGAAAAAGTTAAAGGTCTTGCTTTCCAACTCGAGCGTGAAGCTAATACAATTGCTAAAACGACTCGTAGAGGTAAAGGTAATGTTATGATTTGCTCGTCTGATGTTGCTTCTGCTCTTGCAATGGCTGGCATCCTCGACTATCAATCTGCTCTGCAAGGTCAAGTTAACCTGACAGTTGATGATACTGGTAATACATTTGCTGGTACTCTGTTTGGTCGTATCAAAGTGTATATCGATCCGTATGCTCCAACATCCTCGACTTCCGAGTTTGCTGTTCTCGGTTACAAAGGATCTAATGCATATGACGCAGGTATTTTCTACTGCCCATATGTTCCGCTGCAAATGGTTCGTGCAGTAGATACAGGTACTTTCCAACCAAAAATTGGCTTCAAGACTCGTTACGGTCTAGTTGCTAATCCGTTTGCAGAAGGTACAGCTGTTGGTTCAGGCGCTTTGACAGCACAGTCCAACTTCTACTACCGTGCATTCCAGATTGCTAACCTAATGTAATCTGTTTAGAGTGTCACAATAAAAATAATAAAAAGACACTCGAATTAACTTAAAGACCCGCCCTAAAAAGCGGGTCTTTTTTTATACATAAATAACCTTATGACCGATATTATAGTAATGTCAGACTTGCTCGATATAAGGGCGAGAAAATTAAAAGAGTTAGAGTTCTATAATCAACAATTAAAAGAACTTCAGCTAAAGATGACTTTTATTCAACAGGAAATAACACTAACAAATCGTATTATTAACATGATTGAAAAAGAACATGTCATTGATATTGGTCTGCATATTAAGAAAACTTTATGACCGCACTTACACGCAACCCAAGTAATCCTAATCCATTACAACCTAATAAGTTTTTATTGACATTTGGTCGTGTACCAAATATGCAATACTTTTGCCAAAATGTTACTGTGCCAGGTTTGTCTTTATCTGAAGCTGTAATTACAAACCCATTTGTTGACATATATTCTCCAGGTGAGAAAGCAATTTATGATTTATTAAATGTCACATTCATTATTGATGAAGAACTAAAAGGTTGGTTAGAAATACACGATTGGATTCGTGCGATGACTTTCCCTGTGGAGTTTAAAGAGTATAGAAATTTATCCAAATTAAATAAATATCAATCAGCAAAAAATGATATTAGTAATAAATTTCCACAATTTAGTGATGCCTCTTTGACATTGTTTTCTTCCTCAAATATAGAATACTACCGTTTTAAATTTTACGAAGTATTCCCAACAACACTTTCAACTTTCATAATGAATGCTCAAGATGGGCCTGATACCATATTAACTGCCGATGCCACATTTCGGTATAGTTATTATGATGTTGAAAAATTGTTTTAAAACAGCTTGACATTCTAACCTTTTTTTGTTATACTCCTATAACAGGAGGCTTATTGGCATGAAAAATCTGGATGAAGTGTTAGAAGAATGGCGGAAAGATTCCGATATTGACCGTACCGAACCAGGTAAGGCATTATTAGATATACCCAAACTTCACAGTAAATACCTAAACGTATTATCTCAACATCGTATGCTTGCCAAGCAAGCAGAATTCAATTATAATAAATGGAAAAAAATTAAGTGGGAGTATTACACAGGTAAGTTAGACGATGAGGCATTAGAGAAACATGGATGGGAACCATTTCCATTTGTTATCAAATCCGATCTGTCTACATATCTGGAGAGTGATGAAGATTTAAACAAGTATATGGCGAAGAAGGCCATACACGAAGAAGTTGTTGAGATATGTCAGTCTATTTTAAAAGAGCTAAATAGTAGGACATATCAACTTAGATCATTTATTGATTGGGAAAAGTTTATACAAGGTGTCTGATTTATTATTAACCAAAAAGAATGAAGCGTTTATACAGTTTGAATGTGAAA